TTTACATGATATGCCTAGATTAAGTTTATACCGCCAAAATAAAACGAGTGATTACAGATTCTTAGATAGAACTATCGCGGAAATGTACACGGTTGGTGGCATTGACATATTCATACACAAATATTTATGTCCAACTCCGACAGGAGATGCTACTATATCACCAAGTGCTGAAAATTTCGATGCTACCCAACCAGGGTCAACAACAACAGACCCTACCTTTATTGAAGATTTATTACTTCTTGAAAACAGAGACAGAAGTTATGATTCCGATGTGTACCAAATGCGTGGTGTTTATAATATCCAAGATATCGACTTCGATTTAAGTCAATTCGGCTTATTCCTACAACAAGATACTTTATTCATTACGTTCCATTACAATAACATGATTGATACAATGGCACGTAAGTTGATGGCTGGTGATGTTATTGAAGTTCCCAACTTAAAAGATTTTCACCCACTAGATACATCTATACAAACTGCATTGCCGAAATTGTATGTAGTGCAAGATGCATCATTTGCCAGTGAGGGTTTTAGCCAAACATGGCAACCACACTTATGGCGTGTTAAAGCGACTCCACTAGTAGGTAGTCAAGAATACAAAAGTGTTTTGGATATATATGCCAACCCTGCTGATGCGGATGGAAATATATGCGATAGTGTAGATAGTATTAATATAACCGTCGATAGTGATTTATTCACAGCAGATGATTATTCTGCGGGAACAATTAACGACTTAATAAGCACACATAATAAGAATACAGAAATTAATGAGGCAATTGTAACACAAGCAGTTGCTGAGTTACCACTTAGTGGTTACGATGTTAGTAAATTCTACATAGAACCTGTCGGGGGTGATAATATTCCCGATGATAGTCATGGAGTCTCGGTTGACAACACGTTGCATACTGCTGACTCGGACAAAACCAAAGCAGACAAGTCATCAATAACACCTGTCGCCAATGGTTGGTTAACCGGATACCTAACAGGTAACTCACTACCACCAAATGGCTTACCCGTCACACCAGGTACTGTATTTCCATCGAATGCATTAGTAGGCGACTACGTACTTCGTTTAGACTACTTCCCAAATAGATTATTCAGATTCGATGGCAACCGTTGGCTAAAGGTAGAAGATAACGTTAGAACCAATTTAACACCAGGTGCATCAGATAACAAGACACAACGTAGTGGGTTTATAAATAACACAGATACATTAAGAACTAAAGAACGCGGTGACATTCCTACATTACAAGGTCTTAGTGATTTGTTACGACCATCAGCAGATAATTAGAGAACAATATGGCAACACAATTCCATTACGATGCACAAATTAGACGATTTCTATTACAATTCACTAGAATGTTCAGCCATTACCAAGTGGAGTACGGGAAAGATGATACAGGAAATCCAACATACTTAACTGTACCTGTTAGATACGGTGATGCATCTCGACAAGTACAACACATAATTCAGAATAACTCACAAAGTAGCATTTTGAACGTTCCGATGATGTCATTTCATATTAGTGGATTGGTTTACGCAAGAGATAGAGTACAAGACCCTCAGTTCGTTGGTAAGATACAAGTTAGACAACGCGAATACAATAGCAGCACAGAGACATACGAATCAACACAAGGCAATGCGTTCACAGTCGAAAGAGCAATGCCTTCTCCTTATGATTTAAATATATCATTGGATATATGGACTAGTAATACTCAGCAGAAATTACAAATAATTGAACAAATATTACCACTATTTAATCCAAGTTTGGAAATACAAAGCACTGATAACTATCTTGATTGGACAAGTTTAAGTGTAGTTGAACTCAATGATGTTAATTGGAGTTCACGTTCGGTTCCAGTAGGAACAGATGAACCAATAGATGTTGCTACATTACAATTTACAGTTCCTATTTGGATTAGTTTGCCTGCACGTGTTACTAAGATGGGTGTTATCCATAAAATCATATCTAGTGTGTTTGATGACAATGACATTGCCAATTTTGACCCATTGAATAGTGATGACATACTATTAGGCACCAGAGCAAAAATTACACCACATGGTTATCAACTATTACTAATAGGAAACCAACTACAGATTCTCAAAGCAAACGACACAGAAGATGTTAAAAATACATCATTTGACCCGGTAACAACACAAGTTAGTAATGTTAGTTGGAAAGCAGTAATAGAGGAATACGGCGAACTTAAAAGCGGTATTAGTCAAATGAGATTAACAAACGATACTACAGGCAATGAAATAATAGGAACAATTGCATTTCATCCAACGGATGACAATATTATGCTATTCACGGTTGATGTGGATACCGTTCCCGCGAATACAGTATCCGCAATTGATGCGGTTGTGAATCCACTTAGAAGTGGACCAGGTGTTCTCAATGGAACTACAGTGTTTCCTAGTGCTACTGCAGGCCAACGATATCTACTAACGGAAAGCACAGGAGATGTTAATAATCCATCAAATGACGTTGCTACTGCTTGGAAAGGTACAAACGATGTGCAATTGATAGCAAACACAAACGACATCATTGAATACAATGGTTCTAATTGGGATGTTGTGTTTGATTCGAGTAACTCATCTAATAAAGATTACGTCACTAACGTAACAACTGGTCTGCAATACAAGTGGAATGGTACACAATGGATACGTTCTGTTGAGGGTGTTTATCCAGGCGGTGAATGGAGTTTAGTATTATAAAAGAAGCGGTTGGTATATGGTTTTTTGCACAGAATACCCAACGGTATTTGTATTTACTAAGGGATGATATTAAGTATCCTGAACGTTGGGGGTTACCCGGCGGAAAGATAGAAAACGGCGAAACTCTCATGGATGCAATCATTAGAGAATGCACTGAGGAAATGGGAAGTATGCCATTGTACACAAAATTAATACCAATTGAAAAGTTCACAAGTCCAAATAATAACTTTTACTACCACACATTTTTCTGTTTATTAGATGACGAATTTATACCATTAATAAATCACGAGCACATCGGATATACATGGATTGATAAAGGAATTATCCCCAAGCCATTGCACCCTGGATTATGGGCTACATTGAAAATTGATGATATTTACAAACGAATTAAAACAGTAGAAGAAATTTACAGTTGATGGCAATGAATAAACAATAATGATGCATGCTAATCAGATGAGTTAATGTCAATTAATGACGAGAAATTATTATTATACTCAATGGGAGTAAGAAATAATAAAATAGATGGGGATTTAAACCTATGACTCACGAACACACTAATGCAATCATTGCCTGATAATTTAACTGTACATGGGAATATAAATCACACGAATACACCAAGCCTAGTCAAAGATAACTTACCAAGTACGTTAGTGGTTAAAGGGAAGATTATATATTAAGAAATATCAGCGTACGATACGTACTCTTGTATTGACATCGAATCAACATTGGGTAGGTATTTCCAACTTTCAGGCATTTCCCCATGTTTGCGCACATGATGAAATTTAACAGTTGAGTAAGTTTTCATAACTTCATTGACTGAATTAATCATCTTTATTTGTTCTATTGCATTATCGTTGAATTGGTCGTACCCAAATAAGAATATTTCTTTGTGTTCATCAAAGCAAGCAAGCCATACTGCAGTTGCATGTGGGGTTGTTCTTGTACTTTGTGGGATTAAATAAAATGCACCCTCGTTGTTTAAGCACCCTTTGGTAGATGTATATACAATGTTATCTACGTCATACCCAATGGATTTAATATCATCTAATGTATCTTGATTCAACGCAACTAAAAAATCACATTTAAGTTTTTTATAAACATCTTGTACACCATATACCTGCATACTAAGACTGCCAAGTAACCCACCTATATGTCCTTCTAAACGGTTCAGTAAGAAACCTTCAATACTTGTCCCATCAGCGATACATGTCGCTCTATCACTAACATGCTTATTTGATATTGGGGTTTCAACCCATTCACGTTCTTGTTCTTTCTTACCGTCTTTGAAAATTGTATTAGTAATTACGAATTCACCATCATAATCACTTCTATATAATTCTGATATCATCTAACACCAACCAATGCAGTTGTTGTTTGGAATTGTCCAAGTCTTGGCATAGTTAAACCCATAGTTTTTAATAATTCTAATACTTGATGTATTTATATATTTATATTGACATGTATCACACCAAAATTCCACGAGGTGTCAAAACTTGCTTCGCCGTATTCAACATTATCACCAACTATAAATGGGTTTTTTTTACCAGCGCGATTTATAAACCCACTATTCGGTTTTGGTTGTACATAAGCCATTGGTACCCCATTTACCAAGAAATTAATACGCGATTTACCATACTTTTCCAATGTTATATCAGCAATATCTTCAGGAAGCATCTGCATTGGTTGATGTTTAAATTTTTTTCCATTAGAACTTATTGTGATAATTGAGCAATCAATGGTGGTGTTAGCGTGATATCCATCCTTTAGAATTTCTATTTTTTCTTCCAATGGTTTATTATCCCAATCAATAATAACCTTATCTCTTATAAAATCAATAAAATTATCAACAGTAGCAACATCTCGCGTTCTATCCCAAGTTGTGTATTTACTATTTGGCAAATACATACACTTACCTCTTTTTACATACATCTCTACAAGATATGATGGCAAGACTCTTGAATATTCTTTGTAAATATCTTTTATACTTTCGATAGTTAAAAAGTTTTTACCAGATGGACTGTATGTGTTGTGGTTGTTATACTTTACAGAAAATCCATGTATTATCTTATCACCGTTGCATATCAGAACATCAGAAGGTCCACCCAATAAATCATTCTGCGTTGCCATAAGTGATACATAGTAATTCGGTAGATTTTTCC